CTCTATTATACGCTTAATGAATATTTGTACTGATGGTTATAACATGACAAAGGAGTAAGGAAAATGATGAGTTATAAATTTCAAACTGAAAAGAAAAAAAATGGATGGTTAGTAGTTGGAGTGGCAGTTTTTTTGGGAGGCTTAATTTGGCTTGGTATTAATTCTGTCCCAGATAAAGCTTATCATTGCCATAAAAATGGTTACTTGTTTGAGTCTATGAATGAGTCAAAAAATATTTTTACCAAGACAGACATTAAATGCATTAGAATTGACAACATCAAGGAGAAAAAATAATGGCAGATAACATAAACCCAGAGCACTACAAGGCAGGTGGTATTGAGACAATTGAATACCTTAAAGCAAAGTTGAGTAATGCTGAATACTATGGCTACTTAAAAGGTAATGCTATGAAATATATTAGCCGAGAAGGATTAAAGTCTGATAGGTTGTTAGATAAGATTGAAGACTGTAGGAAGGCCCAGTGGTACATAGAAGAGATGGTGAAGGTCCATCAGACTGAGATAGCAGTAATGGAGGCCAAGCTTAAAGAAGATGAGTGGATAGAAGATTCTTTGCATGACGAAGATTAAAACTCATAACCCTGTATGTCATTTATGTGGTGAGCAGGCCAGGATCTACCATCTTAAAAAATGGTGGTGCCATAACAATTTATTAGCTGAAGGATATTGCAGCAATGTCAAAACAAAAGAAAGAGATAAAGGTTGAGTATTTTAGGGTTGAAGGGTATCCATTTAGCATAACCTTTACCCCAACAGATAATAGTATGCAGTATCAGATCATGAATGAAATGAACTATAAGATAATTAAAAAGGGGGAAGTATGAAATACGAGCCAATAAAAAATCAAGGTAATTTGCATATTTATGAGTTAAATGACGGGACCAAACTTAGGCGGTACGAGGTATGTGATCTTATAGTAAAGCAATTTGATGGTGATGCTAAGTTAACTATTCCAGAGGTAGCTAAACTTATAGGAATGGATGCTAAGTCAGTCAATCACCTTATAAGAACTATTGTGACTAAAGGAGACTTGGTATCAGAAAAAAAGCAACGGCATACTATTTACTCCAAGCCCAACAGATCTATGTTGGAGGCTATATGGTTTCCGCAGCACAGCAAGTTTATAGAAGAAACAAAAAATCTAAAGGGTAAGAAGTATAAGGCAGAACAGTTTCCTAATGTAAGAGGAAGCTTTACCACTCCATTATCAATGGGATTTACTAACTCTATATACAATAACAACTATGAGAATTGAAAGATTAATGGTAATTCTAGAAGACTGGGCCAAGTATATGAAAAACGACAATCATCGTCTAGGCTATCCTAACAAAGTGTCATATATGTCATCTGGTGGAGAGTCTACGGCAGATGTCTTTGATGATATGGTAAACGAGGCTGACAGCGAGAATGTTAAGATTGTTAATGCGTGTATTCATAGTCTGGAAAAAGAACAGAGAGAGGCATTGTACGCTAGGTGGCTGGGTAGTAAGAAGCCTATGTACTATGAGTTGAAGTTAGATTTGGCTATGGATAATTTGTTGACTATGGTGGGAAAAAGAATCTATGCCTAACATAGTAATCTCTGTTATGCCTGGCGAAATAGAAAAATCAAAAAAAGAAAGGGATAAGTTTGATGTGCAAAAAACTTATAATAAGTTTAAATGCACTAACAATCACATAGGCTATCTTGGAGAGTTGGTATTTAATAGATGGTTAAAAGAAAATAAGATAGATTTTGAATGGATAGAGTTTACTAAACAAGGGTGGGATAATCCAGACTTTATAATTAACAACAAATCCATAGATCTTAAAACAACTACAAGTGACTCTATGTGGATACAGCAAGAAAAATTTGATGTATATGTTTATGCTCAAATAAATAAAGAACAAACTTTAATTACTATAAAAGGTTGGCTATCTAAAAATGATATAACAACTTTAAAAGAATTAAAATATTGTAAGGTTGTTGAGAGGGTCGTAAGAAAAGATTATGTCTTTGATGTAGGAATTATGAGAGATATGTCAACTCTTATTTTTTAAAATTAAAGCAATCCTTGAAGTTTTTTTAACCTTTCTTCATATAGTGGCATAACACTATCAAGCCATTCTTGATTAAATTTTTGCGTAGGATAACCTCTTTCCACGGCATAATTATCTCCACTCACAGGGTCACCTGAAGCTCTTCTTTTTTTATAAAAATCAGGAAACAATTCTTTGTGTGGCATTTGAACTCCAAGTTCACCAATTTGTGTTCCGCCTATATTAGTATTATATGTTGGATGTGGCATTTTTGGATTTGTAATAATCATATTATTAGGATCAATTTTTCCAACTCTGTACCCTGACATCATGTTTGGAGTGTTTAATAAATTTGGGTCTGTAATCCCTTTTTTTATTGGCGTTATATCAGGAAAGCCTTTTCCTTGAAATTTAGCTTGCCCACCTATTTCATTAAAATGTGTTCTTAAAGTTCCGTTTTGTAATAATTGATTTCTAGCTTCTGGGTTATTAATACCAACCCATTCAGGCCTAATCTTTCTTAACGCATCATCAAATTCTTTAATTGATTTTTTAGGTAAATTTATTGCTTTTATTTCTTGTAAAAACCCATCTGTTAACATAGTGTTAAAACGCAAAGCATCATGACCAGATGTTGTGTATATCGTAGCAGGATTATATCCTTCATCTAACAACCCTTTGGCTTTGTTGGTTATAGTTGTTATTTGCCCTTTGTTAGACGACCATATGTCAGGGTTGTAATCTGAAAATCTAGGCCCACCATAAAGAGGAACTTCTTCTGCCAGTTTTATACCTTCAACCTCAGTAAGTAATCCAATGTTAGTTCTGTCGCCTTTTGTGGTAATGCCTGCTAATTTTTCTTTATATAAATCTTCTGGAGTAATTATTTTTGGTGTTTTTACGTTTTTAAAAGGCATAACCTTAGAGGTCATATCTTGAATAGGTTTTTTTAATTTTGTGTTGCTTAGAGGATGATAATATCCTAAATCAATTCCCTCTTGTTTTGACATTCTTTTTTTTATAGCTTTTACTGCAGGCTTTGCAACCTTTCTAATACCTTTTGTTGGATCAATTAGATCCATCCCAAGCAATCCAAAACCAAGAGCAACATCACCAAGGTTTCCTTCTGGTATTCCACGACCAGCTGCTCTAGCAATATTTTCTGAGCTACTATTGAACCCAGTAAAATCCATTAGACCCAAATTTCCCTTATTTCCAACAAGAGATTTTGCTGCTGGAGTAGAAACATATTTATTTACTAAATCATATGTTTTTTCTTGAAATGTAGGGTTGTATTCTGAAAAGGCGTGATTTTTATATGGCTTAACATTGCCAGACAACATTCTATCCAGTTCTGATTGTTGTAATATTTCTTGTAATGTCATTTATTTTTCCAGATTAATATTAACCAGGACCTTAGCTGGTCCACTCGTGTTTTATCTTTAAGCTTTGCAAGGAAGTTTCTACGCTTTTCTAGGGGCCACCTGGCGAGAGTTTTAGCTTCGCAGTACCTCATGTACTCAGGACTATAATTATCCCGTACAGAGCCGTCAGGAAGGGCTACAGAGCGTTTATTTAAGAGGTTAGTCATCTAGGTCGGGAATGTTAGCATAGATGCTATCAATGATCAACTCTACATGAGAGCCATCGTCCAACCATATTACCATTGTGTCTTCGCCATACACCACATCAACAGCATCAATGGTTTTACCCACGATGTGTTCTGATATCTGCTGTATGTTCATTTCTTGTGTCCTTAAATGTTGATAACCGAGCTGTATTTTTTTGTTTCGTTTATTTTTCCCCATTTGCCGCAGGATTGACATTGTACTCTTACGTATGTTTTTGCTAGAGTCCGAGATGTTCCCCTTCTTTGTAATTTTTTACCACCGCAATTCATGCAAACCATACCGTCTGAATATATGTTGTGGTTAGGGTGAATTTGAATCCAGCCTTTAAGTTTGTCGTAGACTTGCTCTGTTAGGATGACATCATTGCAATTGTACTTCTTCATTAACTTCCATGCTTTAGGATTCTTACTCATGCACTCAATCCATAACGGCATACCTTCGTGTGAGGTCTTTTGTCCTACACCAAGTTCTTGTGCTATGTAATCTAGCTTGTTACTAGCAAACTTAAACTTTCCTCTAGCAGTGTTTAGTAAATCTATGTCCCTGTAAGGACTGGGAGGGTTCATACCTTGCAGCAAAAACTCTCTATTAAGGGTTGGCATATCAAAGCGTTTGCCGTTGTAAGTAATGACTGCATCAGCTTCATCTATCAGCTTATGCACTTCCTTAATCATTTGTTTGTGAGATGATTCCATAATGCTGGCAAAGTGTACTTTCTTTTCGCCTACCCATTTGGCTGCCCAACAAAGAACCGTAGAAGCATCAATCAATTGATTAATACTAATGTTCTGTTGCCAGAGTCCCCAATGGAATCCTGTATGTGGAGATGTTTCTATATCCAATACTAATATTTTCATGGTTTTTGGTAGATCATTGCTCCTTCGCCATTAATAATTAACGCTTGTTTTCTAGGAGTTCCGCCATCTTCAACAAAAGATATATGCACCCACCTATCATACTCCAAGATAACCTGGTCATAAGGAATATTGGAGCTAACAATAGCAAAAACAACATCCGAAGGAGTACCATAAGCGTTAGATGTAAAGTCGCAAGCCAAACCTTGAGTGTGTTGAGAGGTTCGTTTGCTACCCAATAAATCATTAAGCTCAATACAGCGATAACCAGAAGATACATGTATGGGTGCGTTGAGTAAGTTTCTAACATCTTCCATTCCATTTGCTAGTATACATAAGTTGTCTAGTAGTCCTTCATGGGGAGTGTTGTCTATACCTTTCCTTGCAGCCGTTTGGCTAAAAGTAAACTCTTCTAATGTAAAATGAGGTGTTAACCTTGTCATTTAGTTAATCCGTTTTTCTTCTCATAACTTCTTAGACCTCCTAGGCCAAGCATACCCATTAAGACTGGTAGCATAGTTGCTGTATCAGCCTGTGGCACTATTATACCTAATGGATGTAACAATGGCGATACAAGGAAGTTAATTAAAAATCCTGCTACACATACCCATCCTACTGCTGGTCGCCATCCTGCTTGAAACCATCTACCTTTAGCATCTTCTTGGTTCACTGCTATCTGTGCTATGGCTATCTCATGAGCTTGTTTCTCTGCTAGTGTAGATATTTCAAAGGCTAGTTTTTGTTTAGTGTCGGCATCAGGTATAAATTTATCTAGTATTGCTGCGACTGGTGCTATAAGGGCTGATAACATTAGTAAATCCATCCATATAATATACAAGCAAGAATAGGGGTAATAGGTAGCACTGCTAGTAGGGTAAGTATCGCAAGAAAAATTTTACGCATTAGTGAAGATTGCATAGCAGTAGCTCCATAATAATACGACTGCAAAACAAATGATGACGGTAGTTTCTTTCATAGCCCACCCAAACTAATTAATACTTTTATTAATAGGAATACGATGCCTGCAAATACTGCCATGATGATCTTTTCCATCCTAGCAAGCCTTGCATTAATGCCTTCGTAACGAATAGCACAAACTTCTTCATGCGTATGTAAGTCTGCTTTTACTTCATGTACTTGGTTAGTTGATGCCATTATCTTCCCTTTGGTGCGTTATATAAATTGATTGGGGGTAGGGTAAGTTCTTGCCACATTAACTATCTTCCTCCAT